CGTGCTATGGCTTATACCAAGCAGGTTAAAGCTGCTGCTGTATTGAACAACGGTTTCACAACTGGCTACAACGGTGGTGACGGCGTTCCTCTCTTCAGCTCACAGCACCCACTGGTATCTGGTGGCGTAAACAGCAACATTCCTTCAACAGCCGCTGACTTAAACGAGACTTCTTTGGAAGCCGCCGTTATTCAGATCGCTGCTTGGACAGATGAGCGTGGTTTGCTGATCGCTGCTAAGCCTAAGAAGTTGGTTGTTCCTCCTGCACTACAGTTCGTTGCAACTCGTTTGCTCGAAACCGAATTGCGTGTTGGTACTAACGACAACGACATCAACGCTATCAAGAACAACGGTTCTGTCGCAGAAGGTTACACAATTAACCACTTCTTGACCGACACCAATGCTTGGTTCCTCACCACTGACGTTCCAAACGGTATGAAGCACTTTGTTCGTACTCCTTTGAGCAACAGCATGGATGGTGACTTCGACACTGGTAACGTTCGTTACAAGTCTAGAGAGCGTTATAGCTTCGGCTGGTCTGATCCACTCGGCATGTACGGTTCTGCTGGCGCCTAAACAAGGCTTCAGTTCCCGTGGACAAACCCCACCTTACCGGGTGGGGTTTTTCTTTTCCTGCCAATGGTGTTTTCTATGGCAATTAGCGCATAAGACTATGCATTTCATGGTTTCTTTTATGGCCCGTGTAAATTGAGAGTTTTTAATAAACCAGCTTACTTCCCGGTCCTTTTGACTAGGGTCTTCGTGGTGAAAATCTAGGGTTGAAGGATGGTCTTCCCCGCACTTAGTGCATTTTAAAGTGGCTTTAAAAGCAGCCCAATCTACTCTAGCTTTCTTTTTATTTGCCGCAGTTAAAGCGGCTACTTGGGCTTTGTTAGCTTCGTAATGTTTACGGCTGTATTCTCTATGTTTCTTTTTCTTTACTTCGGGGTCTTTATAGGGCATAAGTTTTAATTGGTTCGTGGCTTTTTAAGTCTACATTGCATGCCCACTTTACAGCTTCTTCAGCGGACAAACCCATACGCATACACACCTCTGCAGCCATTGCTCCACTGCCAATAGCCATAAACGTTCGCACTCTTTCCCAATCAAGGTCGTTTCCACAAGAAAACAAACCGTCTTTAGTTAGCTTTAAAAAAGAGCTATCTGATTTTAACTTTGGCTTTACTTTGGTCTTTTTATTAAGGTAGTCAACTACTTTTTCACCATCAGCCCAATTACCAGCAACCCCTAGCCAGCCGCCATCTATAGGAATAATCTTTTCCTCGAAGTATTTAATCCCGGCCTCGTCATCGGAAAATTGGCTATCTGCAACCAATGTTTTCCTACTCCAGTCGCCCACAATCGTAGTCATTTTTACCCCTAATAAAAAAGTGCAATAACTCCAACTACATAAAATATCACAGCTACAGCTTCAACTAAGAACAAAGGCGTATCTTTTTGTGCCCATCCCGCCCAAGTCCACAGGGCACTACCAATCAAACCGAGGATAATATTGGCGGGGTAAATGTTGAAACTTGTCAGACAAATCCCAGTCAAGCATAACAAAGTCCCTAGCCACTTTATGCATTTCATCAAACCCCCAAATTTGGTCTGGGTACTTGTTACCGGGCGCCCAGTCGCCCCCATCTTATTATTTTACCAAACTGTTGTACAAAATCCAAAAAAGGTGTATAAATATATAAACCGGGAAAACCGGCTTATCAAACTGTCCCGGCAGACAGCATATTGATTGATAAGCTGATCTTATATGCAAGGACAATTTATCATGGCATTAGCAACTACTCAAGCCGTATGGCGTTCTGGTGGTGGTGACCAAACTCGTACAGCTTACGCTGGCTCAATGGTTATGGCTGCCCAGTTTTACATCGCAAACACAGCAGCAACCTCAAACGTAGTAGTCTCTTCGGCTACTAACGCTCCAGCCCTTATTCTTCCAGCTGGCGCAGTCATTACTGAAGTTATTATTTCTGGCGGTGCTGGTGGCAACTCTGCCGCCAACATAGGGTTTACCCCACTAATCAGCGTTGGCCCAGGACAAGTAACTACCCTTGGAACCAACGTACCACAAGGCTTTGTTGCCGCTGGTAACGTTGCTGCTCGTACCGTATTTACCGTTGCTAGCGCGACTGGTGGCGCATCTTTGGGTAACGTAGCTAATGCTACCAACCTGATTGTTGTTACTAGCGCTCAAGGTGCTACTGGCGCGGCTGCGGGTTCTGTAACTGGCGATATTATTTATTACATCGCTGACGACGGCCAACAAAACGTCTAATTAGGAGGCTCTTATGGGCATGCAAACAGACGTTAAAGCCTCACACGTTGAAGCTAATGCGCAAGCTATTACTGGACGTGTTCGTGTAAAAGGCTATCAGTGCCTATCTGGTGGTGTTGCTGGCGATATTATGTTTTATGATACCGCTGCCAATTCCGCTACTGGCACTGTTCGCCTGCAGTTTAATATACCTAACAATACAAATAACCCCTTTGGAAATCTAATTCCTGGGGAAGGTATTTTGTTCCAAAACGGTGTGTATATTACTCGGCCGGGCAACGCTACAGTAACAGTATTCTATGGCTAAGAAAAAGGGCGTTTCTCTTGCGATTGGTCGTGGTGAAAAGTTGCCTGTATCTAAGGGCGCTGGGCTTACCGCCAAAGGTCGTGCTAAGTATAATGCGGCTACTGGCTCGAATCTAAAGGCTCCACAGCCCGAAGGTGGTGCGCGTAAGAAGTCATTCTGCGCGCGTATGTCTGGTATGCCGGGCCCGATGAAAGACGAAAAAGGTCGCCCTACACGTAAGGCGGCTTCATTAAAAAGGTGGAAGTGCTAATGAAAGACCCATTTAACAACATAAGCGAAGGCTCCAAACACATATTAGACGGGCTTTCATTAGTTACAGTGCTAGGAACACTTGTGGATATATTACCTGCCATAGCGGCTACATTTACTATTATTTGGACAGCTATCCGTATTTACGAAACCGAAACCATACAAGGCTGGATTAATCGTGCCAAGCGTAAGTAAGAAGCAACACAATTTCATGGCGGCTGTGGCTAAGAACCCTAAGTTTGCCAAAAAAACAGGTATCCCTCGCTCAGTTGGTGAGGAATTTTTAACTGCCGACAAAGGCAAAACTTTTAAAAAAGGTGGAACCATGAAACACTCAGATATGTCGAAAGACAAACCCATGATGGCTAAAGTAGCTGCTAAGGCTGTTAAAGGCCACGAGCAGCGTATGCACAAGATGGCTGGCGGCGGCGTAACCCGTGCTGACGGATGTGTATCTAAAGGCCATACCAAGGGCAAGATGGTTAAAATGGCTGGTGGCGGGAGCTGCTAATATGAAAAAGAAGATGAGACGCTTTGAAGAAGGCGGTTTCCTTACCAAACAAGGTAAGAATGAAAATATCAGTGACGAAACTCGTGAAAGAGCACGTAAGTTTGTAGAAGATAAAGAAGAAAACATTAAACCAAAAGCTACTTCACGCGCATCTACGCCTACTGTAAAATCATCTTCTACTGCTCCAAAGACAGCTCCAAAAGCCGAGTCTAAACCTACGCCAAAAGCCGAAACTGCTGAAGAAAATAAAGAGCGTATGGAAGGCTTGACTAAGAAACAAGCCCTGGAAAAAGTTGAACCAGAAGGTTATATACCTGGTCCTGGTATGTTAAAAAATGTGCTTAAGCGTGGTTTAAAAAGCGTTGAGCAAAAATTACTGCCGTACAACCCCAAAAAAGCAACTGTAGAAAAAGCTCGTGAAGCCCGTGCAAATGCACGCATGAATAAAATGCGGGAAGAAAATGCTGATGCTGGCCCTCCAGGTCGCGCCCGCGCTAGCGGTCCTACTAATGATATGGGCGGCACCTTTAAAGAATATGAAATACGTTCTGACTTTAAAAAAGGTGGTAAAGTAAGTTCTGCTTCTAAACGCGCAGACGGTTGCGCTATTCGAGGAAAAACAAGAGCATGAGAGCTAGCCGTGGTATGGGCGACATAGCCCCATCTAAAATGCCCAAAGGCACTAAAAAAGCCCGTAGGGACAATACTGACTTTACTCAGTTTGCCGAAGGCGGTAAGGTTAACGCCGCAGGTAATTACACTAAACCTGTATTACGTAAAAAAATCGTTTCACAGGTAAAAGCTTCTGCAACACATGGTACTGGCGCAGGTCAGTGGTCGGCTCGTAAAGCCCAATTAGTAGCTAAAAAATATAAGGCGGCTGGTGGTGGATATAAATGAGTGGATTGGCAAAATCGCAGCGTTCTTTAAAGGCTTGGGGCGACCAAAAGTGGACAACCAAGTCAGGGAAGAAGTCGTCCGAAACAGGAGAGCGGTACCTGCCAAAAAAAGCAATAGAAGCGTTAAGCCCGCAGGAGTACGCAGCAACAACGCGAGCAAAACGAGCGGGAAAAGCCCAAGGCAAGCAGTTCGTGCCCCAGCCAGCAAAAGTAAAAGCAAAAGTAAAACCGTACCGAGAGATTAAATAATGACTACTACAGGTACCACGTCGTTTAATTTAGATGTAAATGATCTAATCGAAGAAGCATTCGAGCGGTGTGGGAAAGAGCTACGCTCTGGCTATGACTTTAGAACTGCCCGTAGATCTCTAAACCTACTAACTATTGAGTGGGCAAATAGAGGCTTAAACTTGTGGACGGTTGAGCAAGGCGTCATTCCTATGGTTACTGGGCAAGCTATGTACCCTATTCCAAATGACACAATCGACTTGCTAGACATGGTAATTCGTACTAATAACAGTACCCTTAACCAAGTTGATATTAACATTAGCCGCATTTCAGAGCCTACCTACATGAGCATTCCGAATAAGTTAGCCCAGGGAAGGCCGATTCAGGTGTACGTTAACCGCCAGTCAGGACAAGAAAACCCAACAAGTAGCGTTGTAACAGCTAACGTTGCTTCTACCGACACTACAATTACTCTAAATACTACGGATGGATTAGCTTCGGCCGGGTTCATTAAAATTAACGAAGAGACGATTAGCTACCCAAACATTAGTGGCAATCAGCTTTTAAACTGCGCCCGTGGACAGAACGGCACTACCGCAACAGCACATACAGCAGGCGCCGCAGTTACAAAACAAAATCTGCCATGTATTAACGTCTGGCCTACCCCCAATGCGCCCGGTAATCAGTACACATTTGTTTACTATCGCATGCGCCGAATTCAAGACGCTGGGTCTGGTGTGTATGTACAGGATATTCCATTCCGTTTTATTCCTTGCATGGTCGCTGGGCTAGCTTATCAATTGGCTACGAAACTCCCTGAAGTAGATATGACCCGTATACCAATGCTTAAATCCGATTATGAAGAACAATTTATATTAGCATCTCAAGAAGATAGGGAGAAAGCATCGGTTCGGTTTGTTCCACGAAACACGTTTTATTCTGGAAGTAGTTAATGCCTA